AAATGTAATAACCGTTCCTAGCATTAATCTTATAACAGGTCCAATAATATAATTCCAGACTAAAATGAAGATTAATACGTACATTAAAAGTGGCCTCCAACTTGCTGAAAACCAGCCTGCTTTAGCCTCTGCTTCAACAATAGATGCTGCCGCTTTTAATTCTTCTGTACTAGATTGTAGTAATTGTTGATTAAGTTGAGCTTTTAATTTCTCTTGTAGATCTTTATCTGGAACTGATTTTTCAATTGTACTGAAAAGTATTTTAGCTAATGGTGCAATAGCTCCAAGCATTGGTAACATACTAGTACCATTCAGCTTTAGATTTTTTTTCTGGTAACATTCTGCTTTGGCCTTTTACTTGTACGCTTTGTGTTTCATCTTTGCTAGTAACTTCAACATCAATACCACCATTTTTATAACCATCAGCATTTAAAAATTTATTATGATCTCCAACTTGTGTTCCGTAAACAGAATTTGAATCTTCATTTCCTTTTACCATTCCGCCTTTTGCGTAACCTTTTTTTGACATACCTGCCTCCGATAATGCGATTGCTATCGCTTGTTTTGGATTTTTAACTATCTTTCCAGATTTACCAGAATGTAATTTACCTGCTTTGAATTCATGCATTACTTTTTTTACTTTTCCTGGTTTTTTTTCCATAGTTTAATCCTTAATTGTTTTTTATATACTAATATCTAAAATACTACAATATCATTATTAGTTAGTTGATATTTTAGTACTTTGCATGCCTTGTTTAGCAAGATCTACACCAATTTTTAACTTAGTTAAATCATCTGTTTGAGCAATCTTTTCATCTGATACTTGTCTATTAGATATGATTTTAAGCTTATCTAGGTTGTTTCTATCTTCAGCTTCTTTTTTCTTACGTTCATTTTCAAGAGCTTTAAGATCTATTTCTCTAGATTTAAGTTTAACTAATGGATCATTATCCATTCCAGTATTAATTTTGTTTTCTTCTTCCATATAATCTTTAGTCATCTCAGCAATTAAAATTGATTTTCTAGATTCAATTTTCTCCATTAAATTTTTAATTTGTAATTGAAGTTGAGGTGCCATTTGCGGATTCGCTTGTGCTTGTTGTTGTAACACTGGTAATTGTTTTATCTCAGCCGAAAATTCTAATTGAATATGTTCTTGAGCCATTAAAGAAATATGTTCTAAAATATTCTTTTGAATTACAGACATTGCCATAGGATTATTTTTAACCATGTTTAAACCCATAAAACTTAAATGCGCTTCAATGTGTGCTTTATGATCTTGTCCTGTAAATGCTTGAAACTGTCCACCTGACATTGAAGTAATGTGTTCAATAGACGGATCCATTGGTTGTGGTTGTTGTGGTGGTGGTAATATTAAATCAATATTCTTAACTCCAATTGCTTCATACATTGTTCTGTAAACTTGATATAGATTATGCATTTGCGGATTAGACATTGCAAGTTGCATTTCAGTTTGTGCTAGATTAATTCTTTGTGTTTGTGAAAATATGTTTGGATCTGCAATTGGAAGAATATCTATCTTATCATCAAAGTCAGCTTGTTTAATTTGTCTAGTTCCGCCTACTACATCGTATGGATAAACCGGTGGTAAATACGTAGCAAATACTTTTGCTAATAATTCAAATTCATTTTTAAGTCCTGCGTATAATCTTTTATGAATAGCAGACATCACACGCGATCCTCGCTCCAGCAACGCCATCGTCGTTCCAACAGCCGCTTGTTGATTACCGTCGCCCACTTGCATATCAGCGATGGACGCGAAGCGTTGACCTGCTTGAACTACAATACCCATCAGTTGTAATAGAGTCGCGGATGGTTCTTTAAATGGAAGAGGCATAAATGCATCTCTTAAATTTCCACCTGGTGCATCTACATCTCTGAACTCACCTGGTTGAATTGGTTGTGCATCATCTCTAACTCTAATACCTCTCATCTTAAATCCAGATGGTAAGTTAGATAAAGTTCCTGCATCTAATAATTGTCTAAGAGCTTGTGTTGCAGTTCTTGATAGACCGCCGATCATATGAATTAAACCAAATCCATAGAAACCAAGTCCTGGTAAAAATTTAAAATGTACAAAGTAATTAATTTTTTTCTTTAATGGATCACCCGCTTTATAGTTACGTCTAATAGCTAATACTTCTCTTGATCCTTCTTCAATAGTTACAACGTATGGAAGTTTAATACCTGTGGGCTCACCATTTTGATCTCTATCTTCAAAACCCTCTATGTCTAAATTAACATGACATTCTAATAATGTATAAACATCTGCTTGTTTAGAAACTCTAATACCTTGTAATTCTAATTGTTTCTTTTCAATTTCGTTTTGTTGTAAAGGAGGTTCTCCTAAATCAACATCTTTATAAAATCCTGATACTTGTTGTTTCTTTAAATCGTTTTCAGATATTTTTAAAACATGGATAATAGCTTCAGCATCTTCTAATGAAGTTGCAGTATAAGGTACAATTAAATCATCTGCTGGAATAAACTTAGATACAGCTCTTCCTAACATTGCATCGTAATAAACTTTTTTAAATGTAGATCCTGATAATGGTAAATAGAATAACATCTGATCAAATTCAGGTTCGTATTCTTTCATAACATTCATAATCTGATAGTTCATAAAATCTCTAACTCTTTCAGATTGTTCTTCTTTTTGACGATCTATAACACCAACGATTTGAGTTCGCACAGGACCATCTGCTGGTAATAATTCTTTATAAGCTTGTGATTGAAATTGAGTTACTGATTCTGCAAGAACAGGATGAGTTACGCCCGATGCATTTCTAAATGGTTGTGTTCTTGTTTTATAATTAAATCCTAAAAGATCTAATCCATTTACATAAGTTTTTTCCCAATCTTGTCTTGAAGATTTATAATCTGTGTATTGTTCCTGTAAAGTTGAACCAATCTCTCCAAGTAGACTATCATCTAAAAAATCTGCTAAGTTTGCATAATGATCTTGTCCACCTTCTTGTGAAGCAATAGATGGATCAAAAGAAATTTCTGCACCACCATCTTCTGTTTGTTTAATTTCAACATCAGGGCTTTGTGATTGTTGTGCGTCTTCTTGAATTGCTTGTTCTACTTCAGCTTGACCTGGTACTTGAATAGTCGTTAATGTATTAGGCAGCGCCTTATCTATATCAGCCATGATTAACTATACCTTCTTTTAAATAATGTTTCAACACCTTGTGGATTAGGACCTCTATCAGGTGGGATCGTTCTTGTCAAATCTGTATCAACGAGTTCACCTTGACTAATGTAACCACCGTTTGCAAAACTATAATTATATCTTGCCATTAAATCACGAGTTCTAGGGTTAACAGAAATATTAGCATTCGTTTGTGGTGTTTGATAATTAAGACCTAATCTAACATCTACGGGTGATTTATAAACATCTCTCATTGATCCTCTATCTTCAAAAACTTTATTTCCAGATTGATCAAAATAAGGAACGTTATAATCTTGTTTAACACTTGATCTGTTATAATCAATGTTACCTGTTGCAGATAAATTATCAGTCATCTGATAACCAATATCTGCTCCATAGTTTTGATTAGACATTTTAATTTTTGTGTAAGGATCTGGAGAAGATGTCATACCACTTTGTATATTAACTCTTGGTTTAATTCCTAAATTACCAAATGTAATTGGATAATTTATAATACCCATATTATTTCCAAATTCATTTGCGATTGTTGGATCTTCTACTGGAGGATAACCACCGTCTGAATAACCAATAGCACCTCCACCATATTGATATCCACGTTCCTCGCTTACCTGTTCTTGATTCTCTTTTTCTGAAACGCGTTTAACGAAATCTTTGAAAGCTTGTTCTATTCCTGACATATTAATAATATTCCCTGTTATCGTGAACCACTGGTTCGTCTATGTAATCTTCTGGGTGTTCTAAAAACCCACCTTGTCTAAATCTCATTACTGCTTGTGTCATAGAGTCTACCAAATCGTCGTTATCGCCATATGGAAATGCTGCGCATTCTTCTATGACTTCTTCTGCAAACCTATGCTCGGGTGCCCATATCTGACCAGACTCAAATAATGGTGCAACTGCATTTACACGAGAATGTTTATCATTTCCTTTGCTCGGTGTAAAGTTAACAACTGGTATCCCAGATTTACGTAATTCATAGGTTAAAGGTAGTCCTGAAGCTTTGGATTCAATGACAACTGTATCGGGTCTCCAATAATAATATTGCTCTAATGCTCTACGTTTTAACTCCGGAAACTCTAATCGTTCCTTAACTGCATCTAATAATATTAATTGTGGACCTGAATCTTCATTCTCATAAAACACTCCCCAAGTAGTAATAGCTGAGAAATCGGCAGTTTCTTTTTTCATAAATGCAGTATCATAACTTTGAATGATATGAACACAATCTGGAATATAATCCCTAGTCCACTTACGCCACCATTCACGTTTAATGATTGAACCTTCTTCAGCTGTAGGATTTTGCATCCATTGTGAATTCCATTTCTGTATTGATAAAGATGCTTTAACTGATTCTAATTCTGATAACTTCCAAAACTCTGGCCATACCGGTTGATTGTCTGGAAGGATAGCTGGAAATTCTATGAGCTCCCATTGATCTGATTTATCTGTTGCTTGAGCTTTAATTAAGGATGATGTTAAATCTTTAATAGACCAACGTGTCATAACCACGACTATCTTACCGCCTGGTTGTAAACGCTGTCTTGGTCCTGAGGTGTACCATTCATAAGCACGTTCCAGCGCTTCTGGATTCAAAGCGTCCTGCTCGGAATGAGGATCGTCTATGATTAATAGATCTGCGCCTCGACCTGTTATCGCACCGCCGACACCGGCTGCAAAGTATTCACCGCCTTGATCGGTTTCCCAACGCCCAGCCGCCTGACTATCTTCACGTAATCTTGTTTGAAAGATTTTTCTGTATTCTTCGCTGTCAATGAGTGTCTTAGCTTTTCTACCGAATCGTATAGCGAGTTCAGCGGTGTGGGTTGTTTGGATAATTTTTAATTTTGGTTGTCTACCAATCATCCATGCAGGAAGTAAGAATGATGCAAATTCAGATTTAGTATGCCTTGGTGGCATATTGATTATTAAACGATTAATATCTCCTCGTGCAAGACGATTAAATTGGTCAGCAATTTTTTTATGATGATTCCCCTCAATAAAATCTGGCCAAACAGATTTTACAAACTTTAAAAAATCTTCTGATATTTCTCTTTTGGTTTTCTTTTCATGCTTCATTAAGAATAACTTTCTATATTCTTTACGTGCATCTATAGGTAGTTTTTCTATTTGTTCTTCTGTGAGTATTGTCTCTTCCATAGTAACCATCAATTATACAGTATTATTAACAAATAAGGAAGAGCTTGAAAGTATAATGAATGTTAAGAAAAAGGGTTTCATAAAAATTTTTTATAAAATTTTTGAGGCATAGCAATATTTATAAATTGAATTTTTTAGGGGGTGGGGGTAGGCAAAACAGCTTATATTTTGGAAATGTTTTTGGCGCGTATGACTGTATAAAACTCGACTATAGTAACACATCTGGTTCCATCTGTTTTATTTAAGGGTATAGGGGTATAGACAATTCTTTCAGAATTGACTTTTGTTTTATATTGTAATGACTTCGTCATTACTTAATTGTTAATCGCGAGACGCGAACGGACACACGCGAGGCGTGTGGCGTTTGGCGTGGCTTGGCGGTTAGCGGTACGCTATACCGAATTACTAAATGATTGAAAGCCCCTGCCCACGCTTACCGATACGCCAAGCGTTAAGCGTGGTTTGTGGATAAGTTAAAATAATACTTGTCTTATAATATCCCATAATATAAACCTTATATTCTGGGTTGAGAAGATACTAATACTAATTACAATCTTATAAGTAATTATATCTTGGTAGGATAACCCACGCCTAACGATTCGCGTATAGGTTGTATTTGTTTATTGGTTATTTAATCGCGGTTAGTTATTCAGTTATTGTTATTTATAATTGATAAGCGGATATTGGTACTGAGTAAAGTAATGGCGGTCAGCGTTTCGTTAATATGCGTTAAGCGTTGGCGGTTTTAGGAAAGCGAAGCGAGAAGCGTTTTGGCGGTTTTCTATATTTTTAGCGGTTGATTGCGATTAGTTGATAAAGTATTGCGAAGCGAGAAGCGTTGGGCTTTTGCTAGTTAATCGGTTTTATTTAACCGGTTAAATTTACTTTGATTAACTTAAAAACTATATTTT